AATGAAAAACTTTCTTCGCACTCCAGAGAAATACAGCAAAGATCTCATAAAGTGGATCACGCTGTATTTAAAGCAAGAAAAACTTGATCTAAATGACAATTCGTCGCAAGTAATTGGTTCTTAGTATCTCTATTTTTTCTCCTTGGTTTATCTTCATGATTGCTTGCGGCTTTTATATATAATAATATTTTTATTTCTATATATTAAAATTTTTAATACTATCAAATTTAATTTATAATTATCGCTAGTCGGCGTAAAGGCATTGTACGGAAACTCCGTACAGTTCACGCGTAAATAGGTATCGCAACCTAGAGGAGGCACATGACCGACGAACAAGCACAAGGCGTAAATACTCAGGAAACCGCCGTCCCTGATGTGGAAATCGAAGGACAGAGCCAGGAGCAAGAGTCTCAGGAAGCAACAACAGCCGTTGTAGAACCCGACAAAGGGTCAAAGGATTACAACTGGCGTCAGATGCAAAAAAAGAATGAGGACCTTGACCGTCAAGTCAAAGAGTTGATGCGAAGAGATGATGAAAGAAACCGCCCTCCACCTCCAAAGGAGGAAGAAGAGCTAAACAACCTAGCTGATGACGATATTTTGACAGTAGCGCAAGCTCGGAAAATGTCAGAGACTCAAGCTAAGCAGATTGTAAAAAAAGCTCTAGCCGATAGGGAAAAGGCGTCTTTGCCAGATCGAACTCGCTCACAATTCAATGACTTTGACTCAATAATGACAGAAGAAAACATTAAAAAACTTGAAAACAAAGAGCCTGGACTTGCTGCTGCATGTGCTAGTGCACCGAATCCTTGGGAAGCGACCTATAAGATACTAAAAGCGTTTGTATTGCCAACTCAAAGCGGCAAAGAAGTTAAGGGGGACACAAAACTGAAAGAAAACATGTCCAAACCTGCATCATCCAACTCAGTTGGAAGAGCAGGACCTTTATCTAATGCAAACACATGGTCAGAGGCTTCGCGGGATGAGCTGTACAATGAGATGATGCAGTCATCGAGACAGTCTTAAAAAAAGAGGTCATAAATGACAACAACTAGTGGTGTTTTACCGTCTCCCGTTCAACAACGGTTTTCGGCGAAACTATTATCTACACCTCAATCAAGGTTGATTCATAGACTTGCTGCTGTACCGTACAAAATGCCAGCCCATTCTGGAAGTATTCTTCGCATGAGAAGATATGCCAGATTAGAGACAGCTCCTGTACCGGTTAATCCAGCAATGATGAATCCACCGTCTCAATTATTAACAGCTGTTGATATTGATGCAACTATTGATTGGTATTCTACATATGTAATTATCACAAAAGAGGTGACTTTGCAGAACCAAGATGGTCCATTAAATCAAGCTGTAGCAAGACTTGGTCAATCCATGAGAGAGACAGAAGATCAGCTAATTAGAGACATGCTAGAGGCAACAGCAAGTATAGTAAACTGTACTGGTGGAACTAATGCAGACAACCCAACAGAAGCTGTTAGATCGGATTTTGACGGCGTTGTGGGCACACTCCAGAACAACGACGGTGACTTTGTTACCGATATGATAACCGGCGAAAATAAGTATGGAACGGGCCCTGTGCGCGATTCTTATATTTGTATGGCCGATAGCAATATGATCGGACAGCTTGAAACAGTTGCCGGCTTTATCGCTAAAGAACAATATCCAAGCCAAAAAGATACATTGGCTAGTGAGTGGGGCTCAATTGGAAATGTCAGATTTTATTTATCTTCTAGGGGTTCAGTAACTCCAAATGCATCTCTTTTAGGTGCTGACATTTACAATATGTTTGTAACAGCTCAAGAATCTTATTGCAATATTGATCTAGACGGCTCATCAGCTAAGTTTATCTACCATCCACCAGGATGGGGAGATGATCCAAGTGAGTTGCGCCAAACAGCAGCTTACAGGTTTGCTTACGCAACAAGAATAACCAATGACGCATGGATAATCAATCTACGCGCAACACTAGCTTAAGGAGGCAATATGAGTACACCATTAGCGTTGATCGCTCAAGGAACTTTCGTATCAGGCGGAGTTGCGACAACTATTGAATTACCAAAAAAACCACATTATTTCAAAATTAGAAATAGAACTCAGTGGGGCGCAGCAGCATCTGTTGTTGTCGAATCTGAGTGGTTTGATGGCTTTGCTGCTGGACAAGCGCAAGGACTAACTGATGCGGCTGATGATTTATCAGCTTCAGCAATTGCTGCAGGCGGAGCTGGATTTACATTTGTAGATCTAAGTTCTCAAACACCTGGGGCTTTAGTTGCTGTTGGAACTGCTGCAACTGCGGCGACACCTATTGTCGTATCAGATGCTTCAGCTGCTGGAGTAGCTCCTAATGTAGGAGATATTGTAAGAATGATTAATACAACAGCAATGTTGCAAATAGCTGGATTAGATTTCACAGTAACTGCAACTACACCTGGTGCGACTTATACACTAGGGTATGGAGTGGGGGCTGCTTATGCGGCTGCTGCAACAAATGCTGATTTTAGAATCATTCCATCAAGATATTATTCACCATCAAGACGTTTCATCGCTGATATTTCTGTAGCTGCGGCTGCGGTTATTAGTGTTAGTGTAGCGCACAATTATTTAGTTGGTGATTATATCACAGTGCATAATCCGGATTTTCTTAGATTTGGAATGCCAGAAATTGATGGCGTTGTAGGCCTTGTCACAGCGGTCACAGCAAATACAATAACAACAAACATAAACAGTGCTGCATACACAGCCTTTGCTTACCCAACATCAGCTGTCGCTGGAGCTGGGGTATCTTTCCCACATGTTACAGCTATTGGAGAAGTTGCTACTAAGCTTACCTCTTCATTAAGCAATAATGCTTACTATGGAATGTATCTTGATACAGGCGTAGTAGGAGCTAATACTAATGTGATGGATTGGATGGCATTTAGCCGTGATTACACAGTGTAATTAGTTATAGGGTGGGGACTAAATATCCCCTCCCTTTTTTTTTAAAATTATAAGGAGAACTTATGAGTTCATTTGTCAAAGAATACAGTATTGGATCAAGAAAAAAGTTAAATAAGGAAGAAAAGCATGCTGCTGAAGATTTACGTCAAAAAGCTAGGGATCTGGACTCTAAGGCTGTTACAGGCGTTTTCAAGAATATTGAGGTAGAAGGCGGAGACGTTACATTTTCACATAAATTATATAAAGAAGATCCGCATAGAACCTATCATTTAGAAGATGGAGAGACTTATACAATTCCATTAGGAGTTGCAAAGCATTTAAACAACATGACAAAAGTTAAAAGACATAGTTATTTAGTAGGCCCAGACGGCAAAAAGCTTCAAGGCATTGGCGGATACAGACAAAGATATCAATTCACATCAACAGAATTTATGTAGAGGTTTTCAAATAAAGATTTAACTTTAAATGACGATTGTTTACAAAGAGTGGTAACTTTTAGGAGGAAGACTAATGGCTGTAACAGGAACTTTAGAACAAATAAGAAATAAGGTCAGACTATTAACTGGAAGACCGTCTACTAATCAATTAAGTAATCCCGATTTAGACAACTATATCAATGATTTCTACGTCTATGATTTACCCGCACACTTAAAATTGTGGAATTTAACAGGCGCAGAAAGCCCTTTGGCTACTACTAATACAAGTGGTGACAGAATATTAACAGAGGGGCGATGGCTTTATAATATAGATTGGAATCAGTACACAAATATTGAGCCTCCATTTTATGTAGGTGGCTATGAGATATCATTTTTTCAGGACATTAGAAGTTTCCTAAACTTTTTCCCATCACAAATGTTAAAACAGACCTTGGCAACCGGTACTGGAGTTGTAGGTCCTTATACAGGCACAGTATCAAACACTCCTCTTTTATATGATAGTGTCTTAATAACTGTAATCGACAACACTGGAAACACTTTAACCGCAGGCGTTGACGCTGATGGAACAATTGATGGTGATGTCGCGGCTGGTGGAACAATAAATTTAACCACAGGGGCTATGGCTGGACTAACATGG